AGAAACCAACTTCCATCCGGTGCTTTGTCAAATATCTTCGGTGTGGTGATGCCTCTGCTCGAATCAACGATGAATGATTCAATACAATAGATGCCTTCTGTTTGTGTGCCTTCTTCGTGCATCATGTTCACATTGTTGAACTTGTTGAGCTTCGCCCACTTCTTGACAATCTTTTCAATCACAGGTTTGCGAAACACTACATTGTACTCGCCACGCACATCATCCTTGCGATAGATAGGCATGTCAGCAATCATTGCTGCTCCTGTTATTATTCTGCGTTCTGGTGCAGACACTTTGAATGCAAAAGATTTCTGTGTTTCAAATTTCATCCAATTCTCTTGGATGGCAGGATCGTCAACAAGCGATACATATTGAATACCGCTTTGAGCAGCTTCATCTTCGTTGATGTCTAACTCGTAGGTCATTAATTTTTTCATCTTATTTTATTTTAGTTTAGTGAAAGTTCATTTGATTCTGTACCACCGCCACCTGTGTCTGTGTCGATGTAATATCTGATTCCACCACATACACTTGTATCGGTGCAGGTGTTGGTGTGTTTTGATTGTTTACCGTTCCATCAGGATTGAGCAATGTAGATGGTTGTGAGTTGCTTGTCGCTGCTGCTGCACCTGTATTAAGGTCAGTTCCTCCACCACCACCACCACCGCCACCAACTCCACCACTTACACTTGTGGTATCGAATTGTGTTGCTGCTATTTTTGCAATAGTTCCTGCTGACATTAACGCTGCACCAATCATTGCTGCTGCCATTGCGAATCCTCCATCGAACTTTGGATATTGTGCCAATATAGATATTTGTGCTTGTGCTGCACTAATAATGGCAGTTGATAATTGCAATGCTTTGTTGATTTTGAATTGAGCTCTTAATACAGCTTCTTCATCTTTTGCTCCCTTCTTCATGTACGCAAATTTCACAGAGAAAGCCATGTCTGAAATCCTTTGTAATTTATTAACGAACTCCTGTGCTTGTACTAATTTAGCACTGGCTTCTGTTTGCCTTTCAACTCTATCTTTTACTTTTTGCTCTGCTTCTATTCGTGTAATTTCATCAACTTCAAATTGTTTTATCTGAATTGCTGTGAACGCATCATCAGATTTCATCATCTTGAATTCTTCCGATGCTGCTAAACCAATAACTTGCAAGTCACCTTCTAACTCTCTCCTCTTGTCAAATATTCTTTTATTATACTCCCCTTGCGTTATGTTGCCATTATCAAGATACGTTTTTTGTAATGCAGCAAAATCTTCAAGTTGCTTTTCTTGTGCTGTTAATTGTGATACTCTGTATTCTTCGTCAATCTTTGCTTTCTCATCTGCATCTGTTTTTGCATCTGCCTTTGCTTTACTACTTGCAGTTTTGTCTATTGCATTAATTGAATTTTTTAATCCATCTCTTTGACTTACTAATTTATCTAAAACTAATTGTGATTCTTTAATTGCCTTATCACCCTCTGTTGCCACTGCTTTTGGATCAAAAATCATATTGGCAACGCTTTCTTTAAATCCTTCTCTCAATCCAAAGTCTTTGCCAAATGCTGTACCTATCGCATCAATACCTGCAAGTAATAATGTTAATGGGATAGAAACAAAATCTAATGCTCCCTTTAATATTTCTTTATTTCTTTCAGATGCTTCAACTTGTGCTTTTTTATTATCAATAGAATTTTGTAAAGCAATTTGTGCTTTTAGTATTTCTTCATTAGTCGCTGCAACTTTTAGTTGCAATATTTCCTTTTCAGTTTTGCCTTGTAACTTTAAAGTGTTTTCTGATAATAAAAGTGAATCGTATTTATCTTGTTCTGCTTTTAAATTTTCTTTGGCTAATTTATTTAACTTCTTCTGCTCCTCACTCACACCACTAACCGCTTCTTTGATGTCATCCCAATAAGCATAGATAGTTCCAAGTGCAATGACAAGCAATCCTATTCCTGTTGCACCTATCCCTGCCTTAACAGCATTCAATGCACTTACAGCAGATGTCTTAAATGACGCCCATGCTTTCGGCATCTCACTCAACCCTGCAAGTCCCTGACTTAATGCCATTGCACTCTGCACCTTTGCAAGTGTTTTAGCCACATTCTCTGATTCAGCACCGAATAAACCCATCGCACCTGTAACCGCAGCCACGCCAGATGCTGCACTTGAAGCGAATGATGCTAATGCCTGAAACTTGTTTGGATTGGTTGCTTTGATTGCTTCGTTTGCATCGTCAACTTTATCCTTCAACTGACCTGCTGCTGCTGCTAACTTATTAAATGCAGGTGTGCCTTCGCCTGCCTTTATCATTTCATCTTTGATGTCTTTCAAAGATTGCTTCACCTCTTTAAGTGAAGATGCTGCCTCTGAACTCTTGATGATTAAATCTATCGATACTGACTTGTCTGCCATTTTCTTATCTTATAAAATAAACTGTTCCGTTGTAATATATTTCTAATGTGTCGTAAGCAATCGCCATCACTTGTGTAGCACTACCATCTATCAAGATGCCATTGCCATCAACGATAACTGTTGCACCGCCACCTACATTCTTTACTCGTATTGAATCGCCTGTGTTAAACAATGTCACATCTAATGTCAATGTCATTGGTGATGTACACTCCCACGTTCCAAGTGCTGAAATAGTTTGACTTGCACTCGCTGTGTATATGTTGTCGCTTCCACTCATTCGCACACCATTGATGTATGTCACATTTGATTCACGAATAACAATGTCGTTTGTGTTGATGACAGTAACATTTGTCAATCCACCCAATACAGTAACACCGCTACTTGCAGCAATGTTGATACTCGCAGCATCATTGCCTACAAAATTGTTGCTACCATTCACCAGAGAATAACGTGCCGATGGACTGATGTAATTATCCCTACCTGCTGTCACATTGTTTGTCGATGCCGCTATATCACCCCTACCAACATTGACAGGTGCAGATGGAGCTCTGTCGATGCCTAACTTCTCACCACTTGTGAATGTAAGTCCTGATGTTGTCTGTACAAATGGCACTCCATTCTTTATCTTTAACAACTCGCACTTGGTCACTCCCTCGACTAATGGATTGTAGTCGATGACTTTATTCAATCGATAGTATTGTCCATCAATGTATATCTTATTTCTGAATGACAACACAAGGATGTCCAATGGCTGTAAGCGAAAGAATGCAGTCACTATCTTTGAATTGACATCTGTTATTTCATCAATAAATAGTTTGTGATATTGGTTGAATATATTGTTGTTCGTGTATGATGTTTGTCCGTATGGATTGACATAGTAGATTTCATTTGGCACTCCGAATGACAAGTCTGTTGTCGGTGTGATGGGATCGTCAATGTGTCCTGAATAAGGATAGGTTGTTTCCGTTGTTATGCCTGAAAAACTTGTGTATTGCCATGAATTGACAGTTGCCTTTGCACCATTCCAATACAACACCCTTAACTTACTCCGCAATTTTGTTTGCAGTCCTGTCGAATCCATTGTGTAAATCTCTGGAATGATTCTATCGACAGCAGTTGTGCCTATCGATGGTGTTGGTGCAAATATCACCTCGTTCTTATTCTCGTTCTTTAAGAAGTCGTTTATGATGTCAAGATTATATTCGCCATACGTTTTACCATACGCATCAAAATATCTTTTGTTCCAATAGTCAGAATCTTGTGTGTACTTTACTGTGTACCTTCTCGCATCCAATGCACCCATCGGTGTTATGGTTACTGGCTTTGACACATCAAGTAACTTGCTCCAATCTTGTGTTGTCCCTGCACCATAGAAAGAATCGTAAGTGTCAATTATTAAATTGTTGGAATCGTTCTTATCAGTTTCAACAAATAGATTAAACATTCTAATTACCGACATTAAGAAGTCAGATTGCTTGATGTCGATAGGTAGTGTGCTGTTCATTGTCAATAGTGAGCCATCAACAATAAAAGTGTTTGATATTTGATTTGTTACTTTGCCAAGTGAATTAAATGACATATCAAACGCACCTCCTGATTGTCGAATCAATAAATTTGTTGCCTCATAATAAAAAGTAACGGTGTCACCTGCTGTGGCATTGATAGTTGTTGATGTTCCACTTATTGTTGTAGTTGTAAATAATGGATCGTTGATTGCATAAGCACCACTTATGACTGGTGTGTAAACATTACAAATTGGTACTGTTGCTGAATTTTTTATTAAATAAATATTATGCAAAACAAGTCCGCCCTGTGTGATAGTTCCTGCTGTTGTTGTCTTTGCTGAAACATCTCCTGAAATTCTAAATTCATACAATCCACTGTTGGCAAATGTAAATACACCTGTTGCAGGATTGTACTGATTTGATGGATCACTTATCTCATTGTTAAAGATTAATTGATTAGTAAATAACAATGATGGATAGGCAACAGTAAAAGTATTAACACCTACCTCTGTTGTATTGGCTGTTGTTTTAGCTTCAAACAATCTTGCAGTAACTTGTGTAGAAGTTAAAGTCAACTTATCGTTTGCGAATGGAACAATTAAATGTTTGAAGTAAGATGACGAAAAGAATGTTGATGTGTACGAATATCCTGCTGCACTGAATATTTTATCGATGTATGTTTTCAAATATATTGCAGGATAGAAGTTAGTGACATTCCAAGAATTTATTGTTATGCCTCCATAATTTATCATTGGATATACATACCCAACACCACCAATGGCTGCTGTCCATGTTGCCTTTTGATTTGCCTTGTTGTAGGTATGGTCATACGCACTCATGTCAAGTGCGTTCAACTTCGCATCCCCTATCACTCCGAAGATACTTGCCACATCACCAAAGAGATTCACCTCATACATCACCTGCTGTAACTGGTCTTGTGTGCGTGTGATGTTCTGCAACTTCATGTACCCTCTGAACTGCTCAATGCCTTCTACCAACAGCACGAATGATGCTTTTAGATTTGGATTGAAGTCAGGAGCAAAGTTAATCACACCACTTGTCTGCACCGATGTGTTAAGGTCAAAGATGGATGTGAATAGGTTGTTGATTGTTGGACTTCCCGGTAAGGTCACAGTCTTTGAGAAACTGCCCTGTCTCTTGTCAGGCATACGGATGTCGGCAATCTGATAAGTGATAGATGCCTGTACCTCTGCATTCAGCTCAACACGAATGTTGTTAATATAAAGTTCTGACCTTATCATCTATTGTTGTTGTCTATATGACTGCTGTGATGCTTCAAGTTCAATGGTTAAGTTGAACATCTTTTCGTTATCTACCTTCTTTGATTCGTATGCTGTTGCCTTCACATTCACTCGCACATGGATAGCCAACATTGGATCGTACAGATACACCTCTGGTGATGTGAATAATTGTTTGAGCCACTTCGCTGTGTTGTCAGTTATCCAATCGGAATTCAGAAGATACTTGTCGCTTATCTGTGTGTCCATCGTCACCTCTCCTGCATCTGTTGTCAAGTAGTTCCACTTGCTACCGATAAGACTTCCCACATTCTTTTGATATGTCTTGCGTGAAATCTCTGCAATGCGTTTGGACTTCTTGTAAAAAGAATAAGTATCGAAACCACCGTAATTGTTTTTGAAGTAGACTGGGAACTCCTCTGAATTGGTGCATGTCTTGTCGATGTAATATGTCATCATCTCACTTGACTGCGTTCCTGTGTTATTTGTCAAGTTGATGGTGTAATATGCAACCGATGAAGTGATGAATGGCTGTGTGCCTGTTACTATCAATGTAGGATCAACAAGGTTAAGGTCAACTGGACCAACTGATGCACGTTGGAATAGTTTGTATGTTGATTTGTTGGTATATTGATTTGTCAAGGTGATAGTCTGCAATGGTGTTGCTGAAAGTCCATTGTAAGTGACAATCTTCAACAACGCATCTTTATTTGTTGTGTCGCAGAAGTAGTAGAGCCATGCTTGATCTGTGATGCGGATGGGGAAGTTAGCGAATGACTTGTCCTTCTGAAAGAACTTGCGTGTGCTTAACAGAATGTTGTAAGTTGAGCCAATGTAATTCAACCAATCTTGTGAATCAAGTGAGCCATTGAATCCGTATAGTGTGCCTGTCACAAGTATGTTTGGATAGGTGACAATGCTACCAGATGCACCGTACTGCTGTCCGAACTTTAACTCATAGATGACATGACCATTGCTACATTGTTTAAATGGATTCGTCACCGTTGTTGTGGTAACATCGAAGTCAGATGTAACTCTGCTCCTTAAAATCTGATTGACAAGGAATGCTGCTGCTCCTGTCGTTGGATCGGAATTGAGCAGAAGTCGTGTGTACCCTGTCACACCACTAACATACACATCGCACACATATTTGAAGTTTGGTTGTGTGTTGTCTGTTGATGTCACAACGAATGGCATCGGATTGAATACTGGTGCAGGACTTTGATAAGCTGCTACGAATGAATAAGCCATTTATTTTATTTCTATTTTATTTATATCAATTAACACATCCTTCTTGAATGAATCACTTAAATCTATTCGCAAGTCATCAAACAATGAATCATTGACAACAGCACTATAAAAGTTGTTGCCCTTTGTTCCAAATCTGTTTATCTTTCTTGCAATAAAGTATGCCATTGTCCTTCTGTTCGTTTCAATCATGGAACGCAGCTTTGGTTGCCCTACTCCTAACTTCTTCCCTGCACCCTTTGCTGTTAGACTTTCTTTTTTTGAATTAGTTACTGCTAATCCCTTCTGAATTATCCATTGATAAATTGCTTCACGCAATGGTATCACACTACTTTTCTTTGCCTTACCTCTGCCCTTGTCAACCGCCTCGTAGTATCTGTCAAGTTCTAATTTGAACTGTATCTCGGTGTCACTCTTAAACTTCACATTGAATGCAATCGACTGCGACAAGTTCTTGGATGCGTTGGAATTCTTTGCCACCAAACTCTTTCGTAAGTCACCCTGCACCTTGTTGCCAAAGTCTTCAAGTGTTTGATATATTGATTTCTCTTCCATTATCTTACTTTTGCATCATGCGTTGTAACTCTCTTTCCTTTTCGATGTCCTGCTCTAAACTCATGTAGTTAAAGAAATCGATTATGTTCATCTCCATAAAATAGTCCCACTTTGTCCTGTCATACTTACACAGAATGTGGACTGTGTACATATATCCCCACTGCTCAAATAAGGTCATCCCTCCTCCACCTGTCGAATCATCTCTTTCGCTTCGTTCAGCAGGTTGTCCACTTTCAGTAGTTCTGCTTCCAAATAACTCTGCATAAGATTGGGTAATTCTTCCGATACCTTGCAAAAAAAAACAGCCACACCGAATCCTATCTCCAAATTAAGTTGCTCCTTAAACAACTTCATGCGTTGTTGGAACTCCAATGGCTTTCTGAATGGCATGTACCACACTTTCTTTTCTTTGCAGAAGATACTCACTATGGTTGGTAACTGCTCTGCCAGATTCTCGCCTGTAATCTTCAACAGCGAAAGGTCAGTAAGGTTGCTCACTTTGATGTTGTTGTTGGATGGATCAAAGACAAACTTGCGATGTGCCAATTTAAACTTGGCCATGAATCTACCCTTTAACTCTATGGCCACAAATTCATACATTGCCTTCCGATACTCGTTGAACTCTGCCATTGGCATTGATTCAAGTTCTGCCAAAGGAATCTTTGTAAGTAATGAAATCAGTTTACAATCCTTTTCAAGAAGGTCAACTGGTAAGATGCACTCTTGCTTCCTTGCTGTTTCAAAATCAGCATATTGACCTAATGTAAGGTTACCCCATGAGAATTTCTTCATAATAATATAAGTAGTTTAGTTTGGTTTGTATAGGCATCACCTAACATTGTAGATGCCTGAATTCTTGTTTGACTTCAATGAGTAGTATGCGATGCAGGTAGCCATGACACCGTCATCGTGGAATCCTGATGGTGCAGAATACTTGACTGACTTGGAAGCAGGATTGTATTCGTAGGTGAACACTTCAAACTCTTTTTTTAGCCAATCTATTGGTAGGAACTGCACCTCTTTGTTGTTGTTGGCTACTATGAGAGCTTCAATGATGTCTTGCTTTGATTTTGATGTGGTGACAAATGGGTAGATTCTATCCCTGTGCATCACACCCTTTTGTACCTGCTCAAAGATAGCATCACCAATACTATTGACCTCAACAAACGTGAATGCTTGGTATGTGTTGATGTGTTTGCATACCTCTGCGACAATGTTGCTCCATGTCGTTTGCCTCCACCTGTCTGCGAATACCATTTGCCCTTGTTGATTGAAGATAGTAAGGACTGTGTAATCGTCTGCCCTTCCCAAGTCAAGACCTGCATAATACTTTGGTGATGTGTCCACCTGTGTTGAGTAGTTTATGTGCAGGAACAGACCACTACCCCCATCGAGAAATTCAGCCATGTACTCCTGCTTGAAGATATGTTCCGGTAGTGTGAGCTTCGCATCGTCAATCTCTGATCTCTGAATCATTGGATTGTCGTAGGATGACATGCTGAATGATTTGTATTGTGGATTGACTGAATCTAATTGATGCAAGTGGTAGAAGTGATTCTTACCTCTCGGTGTGCTTATCAATATCACCTTCTTGCCTTTCACCAGTACCGTTGCCCTCAATACTTCTGTCCATGCCTCTGCATCCATGAATGCAAACTCATCGCATATCAGATAGTCAAAGGTGTAACCACGAATGTTGTCGTATCTCTCGGATGAAAAGAATTGGATAGTTGAGCCATTGCGATATTCGACAATCAGATCACCCTTGTTGATGTTCTTGTAAATCTCTGGTCTTTTGATGAATGCTTTGTAAGTGTCGGCAAATACTTTCTTCGCTTGTTTATACACAGGCGATACCCATGCAATCTTACTGCGTGGATTATTCAATGCCCAATACATCATCTGGTTGGTAGCCATCATTGTCTTGCCAAACTGCCGACCGATACAAATCACATAGTATTTGTATTCCTCGTCATTGATGCTATTGTGTATCTTCTGCTGATTCGGATGTGGGTTGTATAAGATTGCTTGTGCCAAAGTCTGCTCTGAATTTCATGTTACCTTTTATCTCGATTGTGCTTTGCTCGATATACCCTCGTTTCTTTGCTTTACATTTTAGATAGAATATAGTTGACAATGGATTACCTTTTGCAATCTGTTTGTGCAGACAAGATTCTGCAAAGTCAAGTGCTACATTGTCGATGTCGTTGCACAGCTTTCTATATGTCTTGTTTGTTTTGAGCCATTCGTAGTGCGTTGTCCTTGCGATGTCAACTGTTCTACATGCAGTGGTTACGATGCCAAGATGTTTCTCTAATGCCTCAACCATTGCCAACTGCCTTAAATCAAGCTCCTTTATAGTGTTCGTTTTCGTTATGTTGTTCATATTTTTATTCCGTTTCTTTTAATAACTAATGTGCTATCTAACTTCTTCATTCTGTCAATAATTACTTGGCAATACTTTGGGTCAAGTTCCATTCCGTAACATTTACGTTTAAGTTGGTGTGATGCTACCATTGTGGTCCCGCTGCCTAAGAATAAATCTAAAACAGAATTTTCGCAAAAGTTTTGTACAAAGTGAGCTGCAAAATCTATCGGAAAAGTCGCATTGTGTTCTTTAACTCCGTTTTTATTTTGTTTGCTTATATCTAAAACATTGCTTAATGTACCTCTGAACTTTTTCGTTCCAATAGCTCTATTTGCTTTATGACTAAAAACATGAATGTATTCAAATTGACTATTCAAAACATTTTCTGCCATTGCTGGTTGTGCATTTTGTTTTTGCCAAATTAAAGTGTCAGCATAATAAGACTTCATATTATACAAAAAGTCAATTAAAGCGGTTTTATTTCCTGATAAACTCTGTATATTTAAAAATGAATAATCAGAAAATAATAGAGTGTTATTTGTAAAATCAACTAATAAATTAAGATATTCACTTTCTGTTTTATTATCTGAATCATTTGCATATTTTGAGGTTTTGCCCATTTTTATTTCAGTTGGTGTTGTTCCTGCATTATACGGTGGAGATGTAAAACTTATTTCCGCTTTCTCACCATTCATAAGTTTAGCTACTGAATCGCTATCCGTTGAATCTCCACAAAGTAATCTATGCTCACCAATCTCAAACAAATCTCCTAATACTATGTCCGTTTCAATTCCACCCTCAGGCACATCAAACTCATCTTCTTCCGCTTCAAGTTCTGTTTGGAAGTCCAAAGGAATATCCAACCCCCACTCAATTAACTCAACCTCATTCCACTCATTTGCAATCATATCCCAGTCCCACTC